CGATCGTCTTATTCGCGTCGACATCGGTGGCCCTAAGAAGGTCGGTCGTCCTTATGGCGGAGAAGCTTCTAAGAGCGGTAAAGGCGCAAAGGTTCGCCGTCAAGCTGCACCAGCTGGCGCGCTGCTCTGGGGAACAGAATACGGATCGCATGGCGGCGTAGACTCAATCGGCCGAACATTTACGAACAGATTTAAGACTCCTTACAATAAGCGCGGCTACTGGATCGCTCCAGCGGTCGACTTCTACGTCCCAGTCGTGGCCCGAGAGTATGCGCTCATGGTCCAACAGATCGCTAAAGAATTGAGGCTGGACTAATGGCTGGCATTCCAAAGATAAAGATCACTTTCGACGCCGACTTCGACGAATTAAAGAAGGGCGTCAAAGGTGCACAGAACGAAGTCGAAGGCTTCGGATCTAAGATGGGCGGCTTCGCTAAGAAGGCGGGTAAAGCTTTTGCCGTAGCGGGCGCAGCTGCGGCTGCTTATGCTGGCGTTCTTCTCGTCGATGGCGTCAAGTCTGCGATCGAAGATGAAGCAGCTCAGGCAAAACTCGCGACAACATTAAAAAACGTTACAGGCGCAACAGATAACCAAATTAAAGCTGTCGAGGAATACATAACTCAGACAGCACTAGCTAACGGAATTACGGACGACCAACTTCGTCCATCGCTGGATCGGTTGATTCGCTCGACAAAAGACGCGACCAAGGCGCAAGAACTTCAGAGCTTAGCTTTAGACATCGCAGCGGGAACAGGTAAAGATCTAAAGACTGTCTCGGAAGCTCTTGGTAAAGCTTACGACGGTAATCTAGGCGCACTAAAGAAGCTCGGCGTAGGAATTGACGATTCGATTATCAAGTCCAAGAACTTCGACGCGGCAGCTGCGGCACTATCTAAAACATTCGAGGGTCAAGCTTCTAAGCAAGCCGAGACCTTTCAGGGAAAGATGGCTCGTCTTACTGTTGCATTCGATGAAGCAAAAGAGACCGTAGGTTCTTACGTCCTAGATGCTCTTACTCCGCTTTTATCTGGAATCGTCGATAAGGGAATCCCAGCGGTACAGGATTTCGCTAAGAATCTTGGTAAAACACTTGGGCCAGCATTCGGCGAAGTCTTTAAGGTCATTCGCGACGATTTACTTCCGATCTTAACTTCTTGGTGGAACTTTCTCTATAAGGAGATAATCCCGCAGATTCTTAAAATTGTCGGCCCAATTCTAGAAGGACTTAAAATCGCATTCGACAAGATTAAAAAAGCGGTACAGGATAACTCAACAGAATTAGAGCCATTCTACGGATTCTTAGAAAAGATCTGGGATTTCACTAAAAAGTATTTAGTCCCGCTTCTCGCTGGATCATTTAAGACAGCACTCGAAGGACTTGGAACTCTTATCGCTGGACTTGTTACAGCTTTCGGAAAGTTCGTCGGTCTCTTAACTGGAATCTATAACGGCGCGAAGAAGGTTATCGATCTAATTAAGAATAACCCGATTACAAATCTCTTCGATGATGGCAGTAAGGGACTAAAAGCTGGCGGAATTATGCCGCCGGGAACTTATGGGCCTATAGATACAGGATTCGACAGTAACGAAGGATTCCAAACTGGAACTCCTACGTCGATCTTCGCTCCAAATCCTAATTCTCCAACTTTTACAGGCGCGCCGTTATCTGCTTATTCTCCAGCGATGCAAGCCGCTATTTTACGTCGTGAAGAATTAAAGGCAGAGACCGAGAGACTTCGCAACGAGCGAGAAGCAGCTGTAGCGGCACGATTAGAAGCTACGGGCGGACAATCGACAGCGACTCGAATCACTCTTAACATGGGCATAGTCGGAGATCCAGAATCGGCAGCTCGTACGCTCATCGATGTAGTTAACAAGTCCCAAGCGCGCGGCACTTTAGGCGCGGGAGCGTTCCTAACAGTATGAGCCTATGGACTCCAGTCTGGAGCGTTCTTATCGATGGAGTCGAGTATAAGAACTTAACTCTGGCAAATCTTACGATCGAATCTGGTCGTCGCGACATTTATCAGCAAGCGATTGCGGGTTACTGTAGTTTATCGATTCTTAACATCGACGACGATCCGATAATTGTATCCATCAACTCTGGAATAACTATTTACGTCGAAGACTCAACAGCTACGCCAGTGCCTATTTTTGGCGGTAGCGTAAGCGACATTCTTACGACAGTCGAAAGATCGGGAACTGGCGGACTTGTTCAGACGATCAGCATTACAGCTCTTGGCGCACTTTCACGTCTTCCAAAAGTCTTAACCCAAGGCGTACTTACTAAAGATTACGAGGGCGATCAGATCTACGACGTACTCGATGGGATTCTGTTCGGAGCTTGGAATGAAGTTCCAGCCGCTCTTACTTGGGCAGCTTATAATCCAAGTACGACATGGGCTAACGCGGAGAACAGCGGACTAGGCGACATCGATCGCCCAGGCAATTACGAACTAACCGATAGAAGCGCAAGCACGACAGACGCTTATTCTTTAATCGCTTCTCTAGCTACTTCTGGACTTGGAACCATCTTCGAGGACGCAGAAGGCCGAATCGGGTATGCGGATTCGACTCATCGCGGAAGCTATCTAGCTGCGAATGGTTACGTCGAGTTATCAGCTCTAGACGCTTATTCCAGCGGTTTACAGACATCGACAAGAGCGGGCGATGTTCGTAACGCTGTGACGATCACTTATAAGAACGGCCAGCAAGCTTCCAGTAGCGATCAAGATTCGATCGCACTTTACGGATCACTGGCCCAGAACATTCAGACATCGCTAGAAAATGGCGCGGACGCTACTTCCCAAGCTGCGTTCTATCTAGCTCTTCGCGCTTACCCTAGAGCTAACTTCGAGTCCATTCGCTATCCACTAGGCAGCCCTAACGTTACAGATTCAGACCGAGACGCTCTTATCGGTGTCTTTATGGGAATGCCAGTAAACATTACGGACTTACCCGTAAACATGGGAACAAACTTCCAAGGCTTCGTCGAAGGCTGGAGATTCTCAGCTGGCTATAACTCTCTGGCTGTCGATCTTTACGTCACGCCATTGGCTTATTCACTTGATGCGGCTCGCTGGAATGACGTCGCGCCTTCCGAAACGTGGAACACTATTAGCCCTACACTTATCTGGTTAAACGCGCTTATCGTCGCATAAAGGAGAAAAAGCATGGCAACTACTACGCCTAACTTCGGCTGGAGCGTTCCGACTTCGACCGACTTGGTAAAGGACGGCGCGACAGCGATCGAAACACTTGGCGACGCTATCGATGCTTCTTTACTGGATCTTAAAGGTGGAACAAGTGGACAATTATTAGCCAAAAACTCAAATACGGACATGGATTTCACATGGACTACTTCGCCAGTAGGATCATGGACGACATGGAGTGCGAATCCGTTTAATGTCACTTTAGGGAATGGAACTGTCACAGCCCGCTATCAACAAATTGGTAAAACTGTTAATTTTCGATGGAACTTAACATTAGGAACGACGACATCAATTACGGGAAGTGCTTATTTCTTTCTTCCTGTTGCTCCTAGTTATGACACTCCATGCTCAATTATGGTTCGAGATAATGGTGTAGCTCTTTATCCTATTGTCGGAATGGCATTCGCGGGCAGCGGTGGGTATTGTGACATAACCGTCGGAAATGCGAGCACTACTTATCTTCAGCAAGCTAACGTAAACGGATCGATTCCCGTAGCTTTAGGATCTACCGATAACATCTACGTCTCAGGAACTTACGAGGTCGCATAATGACATTTACATTTAATCGAGCTTTCCCAGATGCAACTAATGAGCAAAAATGGGAACAAATCAAATTATGGCGTAACGCAGAACTAAATCGCACCGACTGGACACAGATCGCAGATTCGCCAGCCGATAAAGCAGCATGGGCAGTTTATCGCCAAGCTTTAAGAGATCTTCCAGCGCAAGGTGGACAAGCGGAAGCGGCTATCTTTCCAATAGCTCCATGAAGTACCCAATCGGAACAGCTGCGGCCGTCGTAGAAGTAGCACTGGCGGAAGTCGGTACAATCGAAGAAGGCGATAACTTAACGAAGTACGGAGCTTTCACTAAAGCGAATGGTCTGCCATGGTGCGGATCTTTCGTTAATTGGTGCTTTCATACGGCGGGCGTAAAGCTTCCGTCGATGGTCTCAACAGCTGCGGGAGCGCATAAGCTTAAAGAAGTTAGCCGCTGGGTAGAGTCAGAGCCGAAGATCGGCGATCTTGCATTTATGGACTTCCCGCATGATGGCGTCGACCGTATTAGCCACATCGGAATCGTCGTCGGAGTTAAGGCGAAGACTGTTATCACGATCGAAGGTAATACATCAGGAACAGGTGATCAGCGTAACGGCGGAATGGTCATGGTAAAAGAGCGGGCATTCGGGAGCGGTAAAGAAGTCGTAGGGTTCGG